TACTGTGGATTGGAAGTTTGGCTAAATAAAACTTTCCCGGTTTACAAATCGCCAAAAACTTGATAAGGTGAGTCATGGCACGTGTTAAAACAATTATTCGTACTTCCAAACAAACCCACCAGCTGTTGATGAATAACCAGAAGCACAATTAGAAATTGTTACTCGGGATAAATTAATAGCTTTGGCAGCAGCCGTAGCACTTGCAAATTCGGCAATTTTATTGCCATTCAAATCATATTGAATAGTTCTTTTTCGTGTTGGAGCAGGTTTACCAAACATTGGATTATTTTTACCAGAGACATCAGCATGATTTTTTGAAATTCGACGTTTCCATCCTTTATAATCTTTTGGACGTGGTCTAGGCTTGCCTTTAAGAGCTTTACGTTGTTTTGCTCTAGTTTCCTTTGAAGGAGTTTTGCCCCACTGAGGATTGTTTTTGCCAGAATTTAGTTTGCGTAACCTTTCTATTGTTTCTGGTTTATGTTTATATTCCTGTATTCCTTGGCCGCCCGAAGTGGCATTAGTTAAATTAAATTTCATTCTTTTTGCAAAAGCGATATAGCGACGTTCGGCATTTTCAATATAGGTTTTGTCAGCAGATTCCAACAAACCAACAATTTCAAATTTTTTCTTTTTAGTTTTTAATTCACGAATATAATTTGATTTAGGAGTTGTTGATTTTCATCTTCTGTTTATTTTACAATGCGAATTCCAAGTATGCGACTGAAGTCTTTCCTTTAAAGTTCTCCGAGTAATTCCTATGTAAAACACTTGACCTGTTTCTGATTCAAATAAACAATATAGTTTATACATTCAAACTTTTCCTTCAAGGTGATATGGTTTTATCATGGTAAGAAAAAAGGTCATTGTATGTGGGGATATTCACGGAATGCTCGATGAGTTGGTAGAACTCATTGAACTATGCGAGTATAACAAGGATAAGGATCGCCTGATTTTCGCAGGCGACCTTGTCGATCGTGGGCCCAAGTCGGCAGAAGTTGTCAGCTATGCCGAGGAGCTTGGAGCTGAAATTTGCATCGGCAATCATGATGACAAGTATATCCGCTATCGTCGTCACGAACAGAAGAAAACCCATGTGGGCCGCAAGCATTATCGCAACCCCATATCGCTCTATGGACACAAGCAAGAAGTTTGGCAATCATTAACCGATAAAAATCTTGACTACCTTGAAGCCGGCAAATATTGTGTCCCTATTTGGGAATATAATGCTTTGGTGGTTCATGCTGGTGTTTTGCCGAAAGATGAGCCTTGGGACAAACGTGACCGTGAGGAGTACATCTTTACTCGATATATCGACAAAGATTCTTATCAGCAATTGAGCCTTGGGCCTGGGTTTACCAAACCAGAAAATTCAGTCCATTGGACTGAAGTTTATGATGGGCACATTGACATCATTTACGGCCACGATGTACGGTCTTTTGATGCTCCTGTTGTTGATTACAATAAAAAAGGAGCACGAATGATCGGACTAGATACTGGTTCATGTTTTGGGGGACGCTTATCTTGCATCATACTTACCCCAGAGAACCCTCAAGGTGTTTTCAAAAGTGTAAAAGCTAAGAAATGCTGGAAGAAGTATCAAATTGTAGGGGATGATCAATAAACGTCTAAATGATTGGGTGGCAGGAGACCTGGTAAAAATTACCAGAGAGCATTATCTCTCTAAAGGTGATCCAGATGGCGTTTGGCCAAAAGTCTTTTTTAAGACAGAAAGCGGTTCTTGTATCGAATCTAATTCGACAATTCCTGCCGGGACTGTTTTGATGGCTTTGGATTCTAAACCCCAGGATGGTGATCAAGCCTTGATAAGAGTTTTGTATGAAGGCGAAGTGTGGGTAGCAAATTCCAATAACGTAGCGAGAGAATCATGTATTGGTGCAAAGCAGGAGAAATGCTCATTGTAAATGCTTTTTATGATGATATTCATGAGAAGTATTTTAACAAGCTTGAGTTTGCCGGCTTCGCTGAACCAGCCTTTGTAACCGCTTATGTTAAAGGTGGCGGTAATTTTGTGCGTATTCCTCATGGCTCAATCGTACTCGCACTTGAAGGCTCTGTTGCTCCGTTTTTTGAATCAGATCGCATCCGATGTCTTTGGGATGAAAGAGTCGTCTTCATAAAAAGAAAGGCTTTGAATAAAATCAATGTCAGTGAAAGTTTTTAGGGGAAATTTGTTCGATGCTGTCATGGAGCAGCGGGTTTTGGCTCACGGGGTAAATTGTGCCGGTGCCATGGGCAAAGGCATCGCTGTCGAATTCAAAAGACGGTTTCCGCAAATGTACGAAGCTTACCGTCATGAATGTAAAGAAGGCAGGATAATTCCTGGAATGGCTTGGCTTTTTGAAGACTATGAGACGATTCTTTTTCATAATTCTCTTGGTAGAATTGAAGAAAAAGAGGCTGTCTCTACCTGGGTGTATAATCTTGCCATCAAATCACATTGGCGACTTCCGGCAACGTATAGCGCAGTCGAAAGCAGTCTCAAAAACATGGTACGATCTTTACAGGAGATCAACTTAGAAAGAGCCAAATCCAACTCTGAACTGAAAACAGTGGCAATGCCATGGATTGGTTGTGGTCTTGGTGCCCTTGACAAGGGCTTGGTTAAAAAACTTATGGAAAAGGCCGTTAAGGACACAAATATTACTATAAACGTATATGAATTATAAGCTTTTGAGGATCGAATATAAAAAATGGTGCCCTCTTCCCGGTTCCTTGGTTGGTATCAAGGGACAAACTGATTTATGTGATGACAAGCAAGGGAATTGTCATCCAGTAGCCAGTGCCAAAAATGGTTGGCAGTGGATTCCTGAGTCAAAGGCTGGACAGCCAGTTTTACTACTTGGATTTTGCAATCCTTGGTGTATGAGAATTCTTTCACGAAAAGGCATCTTTGATACGAATATAAACAATCTTGCATTTGTGTTAGTGTATGATGAACAAAAGCCTGCCAAAGAAGAAGCAATTTGAATCTGGGCAAATTGTTTATTTTACCCATCCATTAAAGTTAATGACTCGTGGATATGGGCAACGTATCTTTTTGGCTACTTCCAAATCTTCTTCGGTAACCGAAGACAAGAAATGGGCAGCAGAGAGTATTGATCCAAGCGAGCCTGGAATTTTGGATATTACTCTTGGACCACTGTCGAACCCGCCACAAGAAGGTTGTGGAATGGTTCTAAATTTCTGCTTTGAGCAGAAGCACGGAGCTGGAACTTGGTATTATAAAGTCTTATTGCAAGAACGATTATATTGGATTGCATCTGAGCATTTGACAACCGCTACCGATGGAGAAAAACATGTCTGATCCTCATGGGAGGGATTTTATTCCAATGCCACCCAAGAAACCGAAACATTTTTCGCCTATCAGGCCATTCAAATATCTAATTTGGCTATGGTTTTGGGCTCTTTCTGGTATGATTAAATGGGGTTGGTATGAAGTAGATAAATCTGGTGGGGATTTGGCTCTGCCAATGATTAATGCGATTCTTCTTTATGGTGGTATGTTACCTGCAATAGTTGCAATGTCTCTTGGTTTGTTTGGTAAATGGATTGCTTTGGCAATAGTTGTTTGGGTTTTGATAAATTTGGGCGTATATTTCATGTTTCATCTCAACGAAGAAGAGGGTAGAACCTATTGGAGAAATAAGCTCAAAAACTGAAAATAAAAGTCACTTATCAATGTGGATACTGTTCGTTGTATACTCTACTTGTTATTTGAGGAATGTTTCCTCAGAAAGGTAGAGAAAGATGGATAAACTTAAGACAGTAGCACTTTGGGGTGGGCCAGCGGCAGCACTTCTTTGTTTGCATCTAGCAGTCTGGGGCGTTCCAAATCTCGCAGTCGCAGCATTGCTTGTTGGCGGTGGATTGGTGCTTTCCTGGGGTGTTCCAAAGCTTGTTAAGTTTGTAAAAAGCAAAGTTAACAAATAATTAACAGAACTCATGAAGAGTCAAGGCTCGAAAAGAGCCACCATTTGGGAATAGTATAATGGTAAAACGCCGGGTACATTGGTAGGTTTATCATTAAACCATTCTCTTGATTGCGGGTTCGTCTAATGGCAAGACAACCGACTCTGGATCGGTTAATGTGGGTTCGACTCCTACACCCGCAGCCAAGTATTTGCTTTTTAAGCAAATGTTAATCAGTGTCATACGGTTCTTATAACCAAGATTGAAAAATTGGTTGGTCAGCAATCGCTTCGGGTTTTTTATTTGTCTTGAATTCCAGCTGACAATTTGGTATAGTGCCTTCATGGCTTACTACTACGAAACCACAAACAAAATTGAGTCACTTCGACCAAGGCATTGGGCTGATACTGCCATCTTCAAAGTCTGGCCAGAATCCCCAGACTTGGTCGTAAAACACGACAAAATTTTATTTAAATGGACAGTAGAAAAGATTCGTACTTCACATATTCGTGAAAGGAATAATGTTCGTGGCGCTTACGCTATAAAACTCACAAAGAAGTTTTCTTTGGATGATGGTCTTACCTGGCGGGAAGATAACCACACCAAAAGATATGAACGGGAGGCTGTTCGTTCCTCCTCTGATAGAAAGCTTGTTGAGTTGCTTGAAGAAGCTATTCAAATTAGCAAAAAAGAAAGAGCAAGGCAGCGTGCTCGTGAACGAGCAAGAAATCGTCGGGCTGAATTAAAGAGAGAGGCCGATAAAAAAGGCATTACTATTCAAGAGCTTAAGGCTAGAAAGAAAAAAGCTCGAAAGAGCCAGGCTACCAAAAAAGACGTAGAACTGTTGAACAGAAAGATTCAGGTTGGTCCTGTTCTAAAAGAACTCCAAGATGAAATCAATTGAGTCATGGAGAAGCTCGATTCGGGCCAAGTTAAAATTACGCATGTTAGCCGCTATACGAGCAGGCTGCAAACTGCTGTTGACATCCTAAAGGAATGGCAAATATGAGTTATGTTATTAAAGACGGAAGCTACTATTCCATCCCAAAACTTTGGGATAAATCCAGACAGACGAGCATCTGGCAAGAGTTTCCAAAAACGCCAGGTGAAATAAGAAAATTTAACAAATTTTGGCTCAAGTGGGAGTTTGTGAGTGGCCACTATGGCAGCAAAACTATTGGTTTTTATAG